TACTATTACTCTAATAGGGATAACAGTGAAGCAATACGTGTTTTGTTTAAGGTAAAAGATCTTGCGCTATCAGTGTCTAAGGATGGACGACACTGGGCGCTTGGTACTACTCCTGCTAAGGCAGCTAGTACAATGAGACGCAGACAGAAGTTAACTATGCTGCGCACACTAAATCTATAGTCCATTATTAAAAGGGATCGATATTTTCCCCTCAAACTAAGGAAGTTCTATGACAAAAGATGAGATAAAAGAACAACTCTTGTTTGCTAAAACAAGTTTTGAAACTCAACATCTATTAGAGGAGCTACGTAATCTTGAAGACAATCAAGAGACAAATAAAAAGACTACAGAATTTCATGGTGACTTTAAAGCTATGGATGATAGAGAACAGGATACCATAATTAATCCTGCTCACTATAAAGTAATACCAGCGGGTACCTATCCCAATGGTCTTGAGTATATGGATCTGATGAACTATATACTTGCACACCATAACGGTGTTCAATCTCACTTGCTCGGTCAGATACTTAAGTATAGTATACGTATCGGTAAGAAAGATGACAAGTTACAGGATGCCAGAAAGATACAATGGTATGCTAACTATCTTGTTAAAGTAATTGAGCAAGAGAATGAACTATAAGCTTCATTCACTGTATAAATATAAAGACTTTCCAGTATCATGGGAAGTCTTATCCGATGAAACAACTGTTATAACAACAGATCTGTTTGACTTAAGTGTTAATCATGAGATTAACCACAACAACATATCAGAAGTAGTAGACCAAATACTAGTCGAATTATACTCTGATGTAATTACATTCCATTAACATAAGGATAAACATAATGGCTAATCAAGTAATCGTAGTACGTGACGTAACATTCAACTGGCCTAAGTTGGTTGACAAGCATTCACCTTTCGGTACACTCCAGTGGGATGTACAGGTGGTTACAAATAACGATGCAACTAAAGCTCAACTAGAATCTGCTGGTGTCAAGATGAAATCAGGAGACAATGGCTATTGCGCTAACATTAAACGCAAAGCAATTAAAGCTAATGGAGAGGCTAACGAGCCACCTAAAGTTGTTGACACTGATAAAGAAGAAATGGCACCCAGTAAAGTTAAAGCTATGGGTAATGGATCTAAAGGTCATATCAAATTATTCTCCTACGACTGGGAGATGGCAGGTAAGAAAGGAGTATCAGCTATGCTGGTGGCCATGCAGATTACAGACTATGTAAGCTATGATGGTGCGGGTGAGGACTTCTAATGCCCTCCAAATTAATTAAAGTTGAGACCCGGAATGGTCCTGCATGGATCCTTCCAGAATACAATACACAATACTACGTAAGTCAGTTAGCTCAAGTTCTTTGGGCTAACCGCTTCGTAAAACCTATCAGAAAAGAAGGTAAGTAAAATGAGTGACTATGTATATACTGCAGGCGCTATGGAACATGTTAGTAAAAATGACATGATGGATTGGCGTGAATATGTTGAACAAGTATTAACTGAATTTGACATCAAGTGTCTACATCCTACACGAAGAATACCACTCCATCTTGACCTAGAAGACGAGGAACATATCACTACATTCAATAAGCTTAAAAGAATTGAAGCTCAAGATATGTTGGACATCAAAAAATCTAGAGTAATCCTTGCGGACTTACGGGACAGCATGCCCGGAAAGAAGTGGGGGACAGTGATGGAGGTAGCTAAGGCTAAAGAGTGGGGAAAAATAATTATTGTCTTGGTAGATCCCGGACAATTTAAACATCCCTTCATTTATACCTATGCAACAGAGGTACATTATGACTTACAAGAAGCAGTCGAAGCAGTGCTAGACTACTATGATGGAGTTTAATACTCTATTAGATACAATAAAGCCATACAAGCAATACGATAATCAAGGTCATTGGAGAACCCACGAACCACTAGATATATCGGGCTTGCATGGCTTTGTTTATCTTATACATAACATCTTGGATGATAGATATTATGTGGGTAAGAAAAACTTTCTGCATGGCGGAAAGAAAAACTATATTAGGAAAGGAGTAAAAACCCCTAACTATAGGTACAATACGGAAACTAACTGGAAAACCTACACAGGTTCTTCTGCCGAATTAAACCTAGACTTAGCTAAACACGGTAAAGATAACTTCTCTTTTACAGTATTAAAAGTTTATACAACAAGAGGAGGCTTATCTTATGGTGAAGCTAATATTCAACACAAACTAGATGTGTTGACTATGAGGGATTCAAATGACAAAGCCAAGTTCTATAACGGAAACATCGCAGGAATCAAATACATCCCAAAAGAGTTCGGACGATCCGCATGATCATTCAGATCATTGGATTATTCCTTTAATTAAAGAGAGAAAAGAAAATGAAACTAACGAAGAAAGAAGTAAAAGTAATCCGTAAGCTATCACGTGAAACTTCTTTGCGTCAACAATATATCGGTGCTTGTTATAATGTCTCACAAGCTATGGTATCTTACATTAAAAACAATCAACGTCATCAAGGAGTATAAAACATGTTTGAAACAATTTTTATTTTTATGTTAACATTTAGCGTGTTGGTTGGAGCTACAAAAGGTATTGTAGTTCCTGTTGCAGAGAAAACAGTAGAAGTTACTACTGAAGTGGTAGAGCAAGCTATTGACTACGTTACTACAGAAGAACCTGAAGAGTAATCAGGTAAAGTACTACTCCTAGCTCAACTGGATAGAGCAAGTCACTTCTAATGACTAGGTTGCGGGTTCGAGTCCTGCGGAGTAGGCCAAACAATTTAAGCAAAGGAAACACTATGACAATATATGCGTGGGACATCGAAGCGAACGGCTTCCAAGATGTAGCGGACACAATATGGGTTTCAGTAATGCGTAACTTACACACTAAAGAACTACATATCTTTAGTGATCATGATGATCAGTACCCTAATGTATCTGAATCATTTAAGTTATTCGAGAAGGCTACCGGTATTATAGCACATAATGGTATGCGTTATGACCGTGTAGTCTTCGAGAAGGTAACTGGCTATGCTATCGATCGTAATAAGATAATCGATACTGTAATATACTCTCGTCTTAACGACTTCCATCGTAAGAAAACAGGGCGTAGACATAGCCTAAAGGCTCTTGCCAAACAAGCAGGAGAAGAACAGAAGATGGACTATGATGGGGGGTTTGATAACTACTCCGATGAAATGGTTCAGTACTGTATAGCAGATGTCGATGCTAACATTGCAGTATATGATATGCTCATGAAAGAGTATGATAAGATCATAGTTACTAATCCTAACTATGATGATGCAATTAAAGTAGAACACCAGATGGCTTACTGGTCTAGCGAACAGATTAAAAATGGCTGGCGTATCAATGAAGAACTACTAGATAACACTATAAATAAAATCAAAGGTGAAATGAATGAGATCGAACAAAGAGTTGAACCACAACTGGGTAGCCTCACAATTACCATCGACAAAGAACCCAAAACCGCTAAGTATAAGAAGAACGGAGAATACACCGCCGTTTCTGCAAGGCTTTTGGGCGACTACTTTGGGCGCTATATTGATGTGTCTGATTCTCTTAGCAGTAATCCCCCAATAAAACCTGGTGAAGAGTTTCAACGTAAAGAAACAGTTGAGGCCAGACTAGGTAATCAAGAGCATCTTAAAGAATTCCTCTATACTCTTGGCTGGGAACCTACTCAGTGGAATTGGAAGAAGATTAACAACGAGTTTGTTAGAGTAAGCCCTAAGCTTACAACAGATAGTCTAACTAAGATTGGTAGTATCGGTGTAGATATCGATCGTTACTTTACTCTTCGTGCCAGACACAGTGTACTTGGTGGCTGGAAAGAATATATCCATGACGGTAGGTTATACGGTGATGTGATTGATATCGGTGCTGCTACAGGCAGACAAACACATAAGATTATTGCTAACATTCCTTCACCCAAAGCAGCTTACGGTGCTGATATTCGTTCTATGTTTATCTGTCCCGAAGATAAGGTGTTAATCTCTGCTGACGGTGCTGGCTACCAAGCCCGTGTTGTTGCTCACTTCGGTCGAGACCAAGAGATGTCTGATGAGATCCTTAAGGGAGATATTCATCAGAAGAATGCTGATGCAATTAGTTGTACTCGTAACGAAGCAAAGCCTTTCTTCTTCGCC